CGGAATTAGACGATAGAGTATTATACTGTTTAAGTGCAATTGGATGACCTAAACCAATCATCCAATTATGAATCTCTTTATAATTCTGTAAATCCTCATCTACCTTAAATGTAATAGTGAGAGGATCGTATATAAGCTTATCACCAGGATATTGTAGTGTACCTACAGGCGTTTTTATTTCAATTTGATTGATTTGAATAGAAGGTACAGTTACGGTCTGGCAAAAATAGTTTACATTTGGTAGTTTCTTAATTATAAACTTAAATCCAAGTGGACTTAGATAATTAAGGTTCTCTGGTTGATTCTCTAATGCAGACATTAGTTAACCCTGCCTATTATATTTCTTAGTTGATAGGCGCTTACTCCTGTTTAGCGGCCGAGATAGATGCGATTTACCAATAGAAGTCTTCTTCTTAGTACGTTGATGCTTGATAATATATTTGCTGCTTTTGCCGTCTGAACTAATTGAACCTATAGCCATAGTATACCTCATTATAAAATAAAAGACCGGGAGGTTTTACACTCCCGGTCTATTTATATACACAAAACGCTTTAGGCAGAAACCCTCCGACATTTTCTGATCTGTCGGAGGTCTCTGTTTTAGTACCGTTACATCAGGTTAGTAACCTTTACGAAGCGATAGTACTTGTTTCCGTTGAGGGTTGCGCCGCCGCCAATAGCGCCGGTGCCATTGCTGGTTGCGAACGGGTTGGCAACAATGCCGTAACGGGTCTTAAAGCCAATCTTCGGCTGGAAGGTATCTTCACCAACCGCACGAACCATCTGTAGAGGAACGTATGGGCAGTAGAATAGACCAGCGTCAAATGCTGATGAACCCTTATAACCTACGGTGAAGTACTGCGAACCTGAAGCTGAAGAGAAGTATGGATCAACATAGACGCGCATGCGGCCGTTTAGGACGCCAGCGAATGTGTTACCAGTATCGTCAACTGCTAGATTTGCAGCAAGTGCTGGAGTGTAATCAAGAACACCAGCCATCTGAAGAGCAGAAGCTACGTCTGAACCGCAGATCATGATGTTGCCCTTACCACGACGAGTTGCCTTGGCAATTTGGTTGGCTTCACGTTCAATCTGGAACAGAAGGCCCTTGAACTTCTCAACCATCCAACGACCGTTTGAATCGGTGTCGAGGTTGAAAGTACCAGTTGTCGTAACGTTTTCTGTTGCGCCAGGCGTGGCTGAGAAGTTGATAGTACGAACAACTTCACGATTGATTTCGGCAAGAATTTCAGCCGACAGAATGTTAGCAAGTTCCGTTTCGGCATCTAGACCATGAACAGCCTTTAGATCCTGGGCTAGTTCCATAGTGTATTCTGCCTTTAGAGCACGAGAAACGGCTTGAACGGCAACCTTATCGATTGCGAATGCCATCTGATTGAAGCCATTCCCGGTACCATCACCTAGAGCTTCGCTTTTGGCAGTTGTCATACCGGTAGAAACGGTATAGGACGATGTAGTTGCACCAGATGTACGTGCTGTTGGATCACTGCTGGATTGCGTACGGCCGGTCGAAGTGTTGGCAACAACTAGCTGTGAAGCAGTATTTCCGCTAGCTGCTCTACCGAATGAAGTATCGGGTTCATTGAAGAGTGCTTCACTACCAGACTGCGAAGTGTACTTTGAGTACATTGCGAAGATAAGTCCAGTTGGACCGGTCATTGGCTGAACGCCGCAGATATCATAAGCAATGAGGTTTGGCATCGAACGACGAACCAATGAGATTAGAACTGGATCGAAGATGTCTACGCTGCCATCGCCGGCAGTTGAAGATGAAGCGCCCATTGCGTTGGTTGGAGCAGCTTCGCCGAGTAGTGATGGCGACCGATAGCCGCCAGTGCCTTGAGCTTGTTCACGCGATGACCGTTCCTGATTCTCTAGTAGAGTAGCAGTTACGTTACGGCGATGTGTATCTTTAATTGCAGGAAGATCACCATGATCTAGAACTGCATTCCATTTTGATGTCAGAGTTGCATTATCGTACATTGTATTCTCCTTGTGTTTCTATTTAGTTATTTAGTTAAAAAATATTTTTGTTATTTTTTGATACTACGAGTAATTGCATCCATATATGGTTTCATTGAAGAATCAACTGGGTGAGTATCAGTATATTCATCAATTGGTTCCTCATCAAGCGATGACTTTGTTGCATTTACCGATGTGCTCAATGGAAAATAGCTTTCACGAATTGTCTGAATCTTCTTCTTGAAAGTTTCTACATCATTATATACAATTGATTCGCTGAGAGATTCGAGTTTCGAAACTTGAGTCTCTGTCAGACCTTCAGTGGCCTCAGCAAAAATAATTTCTTTCTCAAAGTCACCGACGCGGGCATTAAGCTCAACGTTTTTGGTAATCTCAGTGCTAAGTGACTCTTCAAGTTCATCTACTTTATCAGCCAACTGTTGAATGACATCTACCTTATCTTCAGGAACATTAACATAATGTTCGGCAAACAAAGTATGAAGACCCTGCAGGAACTGTTCAGTCATCTGAGTCTTGAGACCAGCTTCAACTGCAAGTTTATTCTCATCCATCCACTGTTCAACAACGTATTCAAGATATGTATCAATCTTGTCGTTAAGCTCTTCGGAGAGTGCTGCAACTGTAATATTGATTTCGTTTTCTGATTCTTCAGCAATCTCAGCAATCTTTTCATTAATCTTAGCAACAACTGCTGCTTCAAAGATTTCTGTAGCTTTTGACTTGAATTCTTCTGTTAGGTCTGCGCCAGCAAATACTGCGGCAAGGTCTTCAGAAACGTCAACTTCTGAACGAGTTACCTTAGAAATGGTTGAAGTATCATTAATGGTTGCATCTTCTGATTGAGAATCATTTTCCATAACTGCTGCATGAATTGCAGCAACTTCGTCTTTTGCCATTTCAGATAGGCGCTTTGTCAACTCGCCAATCATCTTAAACTTGCCCTTTTCAGAAGAACCCTGCATTGGATTTTCCTTGTCGCCCTGATCCTTTGAATCGCCAGGAGCCTTGGCAGTTACCACTATTGGATCAGGAAGTTCGGCGGCAGAGCCGTAACTTGCTTTAAATTCCTTAATGTCTTTTACCATATCGTGTTCTCCTTGTTTAATTCTAAAATATATTTATAAAACAATGAATCTAGAGCTTACTAATAAAATGATTAAATACCTTAATCATCGTCTCATCACTAGTATGACTCCGTATTGATTCTTCGATCTTCTTCTTAGCTGCTATGAGTTCTACTTCTTGGAATGATCCATTATTATAAATCCACTCGCGATCTTCCATGATACCACGAACAAATGCATGCGGCGCGGAAGGATCAGCTACAATATCGGCGGCAGTAGCAAGATGATAATCATCTTGTACTTCTTGCACACCATTTCGGTGTTCAAGAGACCCCATACCACGAGAAGATACACCCAACTTTGCACCCTCGCGCATAAGATTCTTTACAATTTGACCATATGGAGTATCTAGAATCTTAGCTCTGCCAATATAATCATTGCCATTTTTCTTAAGGCTTTTAATCATATGAGAAACACGTTCTAGATTAATAGTTGGACCAGTTGGATGACCTAATTCACCATAAGCTCTGTTCTGATCAATATGTTCTTTGGTGTATCGATCCACTTCGCGGTCAAGAATGGGCAATGGATATCGCCTGCCATTCTTATTCTTAATATCGCCTTGCATAAAAACGCCTTCGATGAAATACTGCTTATTAGCTTTTTCATCGTCTTCAGTAATAAGCTGAAGATCATCGTTGACTTCACAGATCAGTTTCATATTAGTAACTTGATCCTCCGGAGATAGCAGATACCTTATGCAACTTCAGAATTAGAACTGAAGGACCAGTACCAGACTTAGTTACAACTACGTTAGCCTGTGGATTACCACCCTCAGTATCTAGAAGCCTGCCGTCTGCTAAATCTAAATAATCTGCTCCACCAAGCGCGCAGATTGTATTTGCGCCACGATTAATTGTAAAGAATACACTATTTGCGCCGGCGCAATTCACTTGCATAGAAATGATGTTCATTGACTGAACAGTTTCGCCTGCAGTATTTGCACCAATATTAGTAGTTGAATGATTTAATTTTATGAATCCACCTGAGGTAAACTTAGCTACAACGTAACCACCCTTTAGACTCTTAAGAACTATACCATTAGATGTATTAGCAGGCATTATTCACGCCCTTTCGACGCAAAGCTCAACATCTTCAAGAATCCGACTGCATTCTTATTGATTGTTTCCATAAATTTTTTGCCATTGTTTGTATTTAGCTTTGAATGAGCATCTAGTATCATTTGTGCTGTTTTTGGTGTTACGAGTGTTTTATCACCGTCTGCAAAATTAATTGTTGCAGCACTGCGAGTTTCAACAATCTTAGTTAATTCTGCACCAACATTATTTTTCTTGGCAGCATACTGTTCGTCTTCACGCACATCACCATGACGAGGTGGAGTCTGCTTATTCTTAAAACCAGATAGATCCTTAAGTGTTGATGTGCCTTGCTTGATTGGAGTGCGTTCGCCTTCTACTTTATTATCGTGGGCATCAGTTTCCTTCGTTGACCGAGCATTTAGAATATCATCGCTACCTTGCGGTGATGATTTATCATACTCGCCGCCAACTTTTACTGGATAACCATTTTGCTTTGCAAATTCTGCTTCGCCGGCACTTCTAAACCCGCCTATATCACTACCCTCTGACTTATTATGCTTTTCGTTAAGCATATCTTGGAGATCATGGAATGACTTAGACATTAGATTCTCCATCTGATGCTTGTGGTTCATCTGTGACTTCTGGCTGAGAGATGAACATTTGCGCACCAACTTCCATCCGTTCAACTTCTAGCCGATCATGCAGCTTCTGCATAAGTGTGTCACTTATTACATTCTTAAATAAAGCTGTATCATCTACCATAAGAGCATCTATGGGATTAGTCATTTCATATTTCCTTTTATTGTTTATTTATTTATTATTATTTATAATAGATATCTTTTAGATACAATGCAAAAGTTTAATTATAGTGCTAACTTGGTATAGATGCCTACGGCTAGGACAACGCCGACGCCGATGTTTACGAGAAGCTGTGAGTTCATTAGGGCCACACGACTTCTGCGGGAGCGCCGAACGTCTGCGGGATGTCGCGCAGGGCTTGCCGGTAAGCCTTCTCGGCTTGCGTCATAGTGCGGTCCTGAGTAGCCATCCAATCAGATGCGTCTAGCATGGCTGATCTGATATTTCGCACCGTGTCCCACGTTGGCGTCGGTGGCTTATTAGCCTCGCTAGCACGATCCGCTTGCGTCAAGGTGTCCCCGGCAGCGCGTCGTGCCCGCGCCTTAGAAAGCTGTTCGTTTAGGGCATTGACCTTCGTTGCCTCGTCCCAACGTAGCGTGTCGATGTGTGCAGTCCACACATCAACGTCTATTTGTTGAAGGGCCAAGTCTGCGCGGTCAGTTGCTGATAGATCGGCCACCGCTTTGGCCCACGGCGTAGGCGTGATTGTTGACATTTGCTGCTTCCCTTTTCCTTAGCACATCATGAACGACATCCAACCAGTATACGAGACGCGTACACCTCTACTCGTTGGGCCGGTTGCAAAATTCCAGGTG